GCGTGGTCAGGAAGTACTTTCGAGAATACACCAGAGGGCGCGCTCATGTACATGAAGCATTGCATGTTTGTCGAGAGGTCTATGGTACCTATATCGGATCTCCGTAAGCGTACCGAGAAGGCTTACATGTATTGGGAGTATCGAAATGGAGTGGTTTCGCCTACTGAGCGAGAACGTTTCCTTCTACGTCAACTCCAAGATGGTCCTTCTTACGACGTTCCTTCGATCCGCTCGGAACCGTTTGCTGCTGCTCGTCCGAGTATTTAAGTGCTCTCGGATTTTTTTGAATGAATGGCATACAACAAGCGTCGTCGTGTATCTTCGGGCCGTGCTGTCAGAACAGCTATGCGCGTTGGGAATTGGGCTTCGCTTGCACGTGCCTCGCGGGCAGCAAGGGGTCGGTCTCGCCCCCTTCGCGGCCGACTCAGTCTAGCATACATGAACCAGCGGGTCAAATCTCTGACCAGAATGATTGAAACTAAATCCGGTGTTTGGAATACTGGAACTGTCATGCGTGATCTCGCGCATAATAATATTTTTATTGTGACTTCCCCTGGTAATGGTCTACCCGGAGAGCGACTTAACATGTTCCAGATAGATCAGGGTATCCGTGATGGTATGGGCTCCGGTCAAGTCACTAATAGGATCGGTGACAAGATTACTGTCAAGGGTGTGATGATTAAGGCCATTTTCGAAAATGCCCTGAGTCGTCCTAAGGTTTTCTATCACATGATGGTTGTCAAGTGTGCTCGTGGAGATGTCCCTACTCGAGCTACTCTATTTCAGGGTAATTCCCCTGTCAAAATGATAGACCAGGTCAATACTGAACGGTATACTGTCATTGCTAGTAAGAAATGGACTATCTCTGCAAGTAATGCTACTGCTAGCATCGCTAATGCTATTGATGGTATTCCTGAGGATCTAGATGTCGCTGGCCTGGTTAATGCAGGTATGGGTACGAAGGCTATTAACATGTACATCTCTGGTAAGCGGTTCTTCAAGAATGGGATATGTACTTACGAGAATCAGGGTGTCGCCCCCAAATTCTTCGATTTCTACATCATCTGCATGGCCTATGACTGGTATGGTACGCCGCAAGATGTGAATACTGTCGGCAAGATTAATACGCTCTATACCAAGTGCTATTTCCAGGATGCCTGATGTGCTCTAGAAGGGGCCCCCGGTTGCCCGCCCTAGCCCCCGCGGCAATGAGCGGTAGAGTGACGCCCTTCGTCTGGCACTGTTCTTGAATAATAAACTAGTTTGAAATCGTGTGTTTTCGTGTCGACGCGCATTTTATCATGTGGCCGGTCGCAGACCCTCGAGCCGCCAGGCTGCCCCGGTCTACGGAGCGTAAGCTCCGGGTCCGGGTTCATGTTTTTTTTACGCGTATTACTGCTAGAACCTTGAGACACCCCCCTTGGGTAGTGTCTCAAATTTTCATGTCTCAAACTAGACTTGATACAAGAGCGTTCCAGTTGACTGTTAGTGTGCCTGGCGACTTGAGTGTTGAGTGTCAGGACAGGATTGTCATGTATTTGGTTAAGACTACCGAAATGCGCCATGTGGTTATCGAGCATGGTAAAGAGGGTAATCATCGTCATTTGCATGCTCTTATGGTATATAAGACTGGACGGATTAAGAGGCAACTCGAGAATAATGTATACGACCGGTTTGTCAAGATCTATCACCCGGATGCGTTACGTAAACCCTCGGTTAAGGTCCAGGTCTGTCCCGGTAATAAGTGGTATCACGAGTATCTCCAGAAGGAGCAGGATTACGAGCTTATTACGTCCAATTGGGATCCAGAGGCAGCCCAGGAGTCTTTTCCTACCCAGGCTGTCCAGGAGGCTCTTATGGCCAAGGCAAAACTCAAGGACGGCCCTTGTCCCTGGCTCCTCAAGGCCGTCGATGCGTGGTCAGGAAGTACTTTCGAGAATACACCAGAGGGCGCGCTCATGTACATGAAGCATTGCATGTTTGTCGAGAGGTCTATGGTACCTATATCGGATCTCCGTAAGCGTACCGAGAAGG